ATCAAGTAAATAAGTTTGACCGACAGACGCAATTGAAAAATAATTAAATACTGGGTCCGTACTACTTAACCAAACAATTCGTGAAGGGTCATTACAACAAGCAAGTATATGATACGTTTCACTTGGTTCTGAAGAACATATATCGTCACTACAACCACTTGTAGCTACAGTATAACTAGAATTTTCTTGATACCCTTCACTGAAATTTGTGGCAGTACCACCTGAAGGGTCTTCACTTCCAAGAAATGTATAACACCCGTCAGGTAACCCCAATATATTTTCAAGTAAATATGTTGAATTTAATGTAGGCGTTATCCCAAAAGCATTAAACCATGAACTTATGGCGGTTACGTAATATAAACCTGTGTCACAGGACTGGAAGTAATACATATTTTTTAACTACAGTTAATTTCTATATTTACACCAACATTAACTGTTAGAGTTTTATCAGTAAATTCATCATAACAAGTAGTATTGCTAACTGTTAAGACATTATTTTCATCTATATAATAATTCAAACCTTCTTGATATAAATACTCAAGTTTCTGATTCAATGCGGAAATCCATTGAAGATTAGTCGGGTAATCATTATTACCATAACCTGTATAGAATTTTTCCTGTACCAATACATTAGAATCTAACCTAACATCGACATACCATTCACTCACCAAAGTACTTAAAACACATTGTGTTGTAGTATATCCAGATTTACTAACACAACTATTAATACTATTAGTTAATATAGTAGGAAGTGAGTCGACACCCACATTACAAGTTATTGTTTGGTCAATACAGTCATAAGAATAAAGTTGACCATTGTATTCACAAGGAATACAAGGAACTTCAATGAATTCACAACCTCTCTGTCTTCTCCATACATGTTTTTGTCTTTGTAAGACATTATTATCCATTTTTTGACCACCAATCCATATTGTCGATGCAGGAACCATTTGTTCCACAAGTTTTGTCCAATAGTCACCAATACCTAATGTAAAATCAATCATTTTTTGGTAAGTAAACTTATTAGACGGAATGTTAACAGTCTCTTGGGATTGGATATATTTCCAATAAATCGATTGTAGTGTTGGATATCCATTATTGGCACCATCACTAATAGTTTGACGATTCCTCACATTTATTAATGTGTTGTAAAATGTCTGAGCAAATTCAAAAAATGTCTTCTCTTTAGGCCTTGGATTAATTACCGTCCAATCTTTACCGTACGGTGATGGATATGGTGCAGTTAACCCTGAAGATGGGAAAGGATAATCATACTTTCTAGACATTTTCCAAATATCATAGATAATACCCTGACCCATATTAAGATATAATTCAACATTTTTAGCATTTAACACTAATTTTTCATCGAACACCTCGTAATACGCATTATACGCCCCATCTCTATTTCTTCTAATACCCGTTTCAGTATCGTCCCACGATTTATTATTATCTATCGTTTTTGTTAGAGTAAACCCAAGATTCATATAAGGGAAATCTCTAAATCTGTTAAAATATTTTTGCCCGTAACTGTACGTCTCTAACACTGTTTGTACATCAGAGTTTGCACCTGTAAAGGTTGAGTTATTCACATCTAATTGTTCAATCGCCCTATGGTCAGGTGTCTGTATATACCAACCCGAACCTTTTTCAAAGAAGAAATCGTTATTTGTTATCGGTCTTTTAGGATAACCATTATCATCCATAGGATAATCACCTCTCGTGGTATCCACAGTAATTAACGAACTACTATTTGTGAATCCCGTATACACGTTACCTTGTAAACTATATGTTACTGAAGGGTCTAATGATGGTACCTCATCAATTTTTGTACCTCCCGATATTTTTAAAAATTCACCATTAAATCTTTCAACATTTATTGGACCATCAGCAACATAAACCACCTCATTAAACTCAATTAATGCTTTCGGAGCACCAACCATTCTTAGTAAAAACTCGATAGATTTTCTCGTACCTTTACTTTTAAAAAGATATGCTGAATTCAATATTAAATTTCTATAAAACTGAAAGTTTAATTGATTAGGTGTTGGGTCATTTTGATATCCAGGGTATATTGATTTATTTTTAGTACCAAATATTGAATTTAAAAAGTCATCATTTGTTATTGGTGAGATATTTGTATCCCATCCTAATGTTTGTGCTAAATTTTTAAGTAATGCCGAAGGAATATCATTTTGTGGCGTATAGTGAACTGAATTCATAAATGATAATGCATCTATAAACTTTTTAGTTTCATCAAAACTACGACCATAAATTTGTAACACTTTTTCTACTTTTTGGTCACCAGTATCAAAGTCCTTAAACGCACCTGTCGTTAAAAAACGAACAATTAAATCCGTTTTATTTTGGTCCATTACCTCAGCAATAGAATTTAATTGTGTAAGGTATTTTTCAAAATCATTTGTTACAATATCTAAATTCCATAAACCTTGTTTTGGCCATGTAATAGATTTTTTTCTTTTTATAAATTTACCATTATTTTGTTCCTCAACAATATCAAAAACTGCAGTATAGGGAGGATTGATAAACCTATTTAATAAAAAATCTTCAACCTCATCAAAAGGTTCTTTAAATGCCACCTCAGTATGATATTTACTCGGTCTTAATATTAAAGTCTGAATACTACTACTATTCCCCGAAAAAGGATTACCTTCAACAGTCACACTAATAGTACCGGCAGATAATGTAGAGGATGGAATAAAGTCAGTTACAATATATTCAACTTCCATATCCTCAACATATAAAGCATATTTTGAGTAATTTTTAGTTAAATCTCTCAATGGAGTAACCTCCATTGACCTAACTGATATATTACGAGTAGAATTTACAGAATAATCAATATCGAACGGATTAATAAATCTAGACACGTCCATATCAAATGTAGTCTCATTTTCAGTTTGGTCATAACTAATATTTGATGCCGTATCTACTTTGGTATAGTCTAATGTAGATAAATAATCTACTTGAATTGATGCTGGAAAAAAATTAATTATCTTGGTAACTGAAGTTGATAATCTTTTTTGTAATGAACCATATATCGCATAGTTCGTTACTTGACTAATATCATAATTAGGATAAACCTTAAAGTTTTTGGCTACAAGAGCCTTTGACTCCTCAATGGATTGTATATCAATATCTTTTAAAGAAATTGGATTCGAAAACACACCAGTATTAAAGGTTCTATTAACCTTTTCAACTATTGATGTTGAAAATTCAAAATTACCCTGGGTTAAACCTCCACCATCTATTAATTGTAAACCAACCAAATCTTTTGAAAATGATTCAGCTCCACTTGGTGGTGCAGGTGGGTAAAAATATTTCTTTTTATTGTTAGCCATTCTTAACTAATTATGTTATTGAAGTTCTTACTGAAATCAACATTATCGTCACGGTCCTGACGAACTTCATATAATAGATTATTAAACTCATCACGAATTTCAAATAAGTTATATTGTTTGTAAATGTTAAGGTCCCTGTCATAAAGTGTGTAAATACCATCTTCCATACTCTTAGTCTGATTACCATATAATGCAATTGCAAGAGTGTCGATATCATGTTCGGCCAATTCAACGTCAATGGTTATTGGGTTAAAATATGTGTTAGTCATCACAATATTTTGGTTGGGTTGTCCAATAAATGGAGTTGCATTCGCTTTATTCGATGGTGCACTAGATGGAGATACCGTACAGAAAATCAAATCACTACCACCGTCAACATATCTATATCTGATAGCTTTTTGAGAACTGTTAGTTAAATTAGTGACTACAGGTTCACAATTAAAAGCAGAAGTAATAATTCTGTAAAAATTAGGTATCTTAGTTCCATCATTGTTTAGGTACTCGATTCTATACCCCACAAGTCCTTGATTAGTAAACCTATTTCTATATTGTTCAGGGACACCATTTAAATCAATAATAATTCCTTTAACGTTTGGTAATGCAGATAAAACACCACAATCTGTTATTGTTGTTCTTATCTCCACAGGTCTAATATACAAAGTATATATACCTATCTTATTAAACTCTTCGGCTGGTAGTTTTAAATTATACAACCCACCTAAAATTTCCACATCCGCATTACCTCCTGTATTCGCATTATGAAAATATGGTGTTAATACATCTGCGGCGTTTAGTTTTTTTAAGACAAAATTAGTTGTCACGTCTCTCGATGCCGTATAATTTAAAATTATCTCAACATCTTCGGGAGACATGTCAGCAGGTCTTACTGTTCCGTATGTTCCTAATGCCATTTTTTTATTCTTTCTGTTTGTTTATTTTAAAGTAACCATAACCATATGATACTAAGTCACCCATGTTGTCAACTTCACCTAATCTCTGTAAAGATTCGAACCCTGATAACTTACCTCTCTCAATAAATATTTCCGATTGTATTTCTGGTGAGTCAACTACGTTAATTAATACTTCTTGTTTGGTAATTGCTGACGCAACCATATCATTATTAGTTAAACCTGAAGAATTAATCACGTAAAAAGTGGTCCCATCAGGGTAATCATAGTAGTTTACATCATTAATTGTATAAGATGTAAAATTATTTGTTATTTGATTAACTTTACCGTATGGCTGACCCCCTTTTTGTACTGTTACCGTTACATCGTAAGGTATCGACCCATAAAGCTTTAAATCCTGTAATCTTGAGCTAGTGAAACCACTAACCGTAAAAGGCGTTGTCGTAAAATTATTAGACGTTTGACTCTGAACCGTATTTGAACTATCACCCGTAAACAAATATTCATAACTAATAGGTATTCCTGACCAATTACCACCTTGGGGAGTAAATGTAATATTACCATTAGGGTTACCGATAGTAACTCCTGACATTGGGAGATATACTTGCTTTTCAATTATTGTCTGACCCCACGGATTATTTTGAGTAAGTGTTATAGTATAATTAGAGTTAACACTAGGGTAGACATGTGATAGATATTGTGGAGATGTTGAAGTTAGAGGGTCAGTATTACCGTCACCCCAATTTACAGAATAATCTGAAAGCTTTAAAAACCCTTTCATTTCATCAGAAGTATTAAACAACCTAACAGTGTATTGATTATTAGGGTCCCCACTAACAACAAAATTAGTAACCACATCTTTTTGTAAAATAAAACCGTCAAAAGGAGTGTAAAACCCCAAATTATCGTATGTTTGTCTGAAAACAATAGGTACCGTCAAACCTGTAAGTAGACTACTTCCGTTGGTTCCTCCACTAAGTATGTTTGTCATACCAGTATATACACCAAAAGTGTCACCACTGAAGTATTCAGTAATAACATCTCCTTTAATCGTTTCGGGTGATATTTTTATGTAGTTTTTTTCTTCCATTATTGTGGGTTTACATATTCATACCAAACTATGTTTTCAGTATCGGTACCAACTCTTCCTTGATTACCCCATGTTTTATAAATCTCATATAGATAATTAGTATCGTCTAACACAACTTTATAATAAAAGTATTCTTTTTTATCAAAATTAAATTTATCACTTAAACCCGATTGTGGCCTATTCATCATTCTAACAAATTGACCTTCTTTAGCGTTAAAGAATTTGGCCGACATATAAAACTCATTATAGGGAATATATTCTCGACTTTTTAACCAATAAATAAAATAACCCTCTTTATCTCCTGTAAAATTTAAATCAAAGATAGGTCTCCTAACTTTAACAGGTTTAGGTACTGACTGAGTACCGATATCCACATTTTCGTATAAACCTTGCTGTGTAGGTATAATTATGGTAAAATAAATTTGTTGATTTTCTATATCATTAGTATCGTAGAAATCTAACTTAAAGAAGCTTCTCTTAAAAGAATTAACATAGTAATAAAGTTCTTTATCTGTAAACGTAATACCACTAAAGTTTAACGCAACGGAATCATCAACATAATTGTAATCTGCAACCCATAAATTACTATCAGTGTTTAATGTTGTATTAACATCTTTAATACGATTAAAAAAATTAAAACTATAAAAGGTATTTGTGTTTTCAATACCATTATTATCTAACCAAAACTTGTGAGAATATCTCGTAGTTTCAAAATCCTCAACAGGATTTATAATTTCCTCTAAGACATCATCTTCATATTGTTGTAATAAATCTTCTCTACCCACATTTTCAAACTTTACTTGAAATGGTAAGTTAATCTGAGTATCAGTATCTTTTACAGTAAATCTAAATTTATTCACAGTTATCAGTTATAGGTAAGTATATTATGTCATTTAAGACGTTATTGTTTTTCTGCATTGGAGTTAACATAAAATCTATTTTTTTGAACGGGTAATGAGCGTTATTTAGGAACGGTACGTTAACTCCATTACCACTAGTATCTACATACCCATACTCGTAAATATCCCTCCATCTCCATCTTCCTTCGTATGTTGAGTAAAAAGAATAGTCGGGTATGTCAGTAACTTTATCCGCATCTCCTGTTTCAATATAATCAGAATACGCTCTAATAGGTACACTGTAATGGGGATTATATGCATAACCTGAAGGCTTAACAGGTGTGTTACTAGTTAAGAAAACATTACTATTGAATGATATTTTATGTGACATTTTCGAAACAACCGTTTCTTTCTGTTGAAATTTATTCCATTCACATATATCACCTTTTAATTCATGTCCTTTAATTAAATCTTCATTATAATAAAAGGTCTTACCACCTTTTGTGTAACTATTAAATGGTACATCACCATTATTGTCATTGTTGGTTTTATCCCACCAACTATCTATAGTATTTTCCTTAAAGTTAAAGTCCCAACCTAATTCTAACCCTGATGGGTTCGTAGATACTACAGGATTGTTGAACCAACCCATATAACCTTTATTTATTATAGTCACAAATAATTCGGTTATCGGTCTGTCAAGATTATCCATTAAACCAATTATATCAACATCTCTATCTATACTAAAACCAACCGTTTGTCTATTATCTTTAACAGATATTCTTTGTACATTATTTGGAGTTAATGCTGAATATTCAATTTTCTTTTTAACAGGAAAATTATTTCTTTCAAAACCCATTTTATGTAAATCGACATTTTGGACTTCAGTTAATGTTTTATGTTTTCTAATATAATACTCCGAAATAGTTTCACCTGAATTATTTGGGTCAATCACTCTTTTTAAATTACCAAAATATCCGTCATTAAATGTGGTTCCCGTAAACCCGTAGTCGTACACATTTAAAACTTTATCTTCATTACCAAATGATTGGTCACCAATACTATATACTTCAAATAAATTCCTACCATTTACAGGTACCGGAAGATAAATGTAGTCACCAACATTTACATTGTGTTTATAACCACAATAAAAACTAACCATTCTTTTACCATTAACAACTCTGTTTTTTATAACATATGGAACCCCATCTGACACCACAAAGTCATTAGTATTTTCATAAATTTCATCAGTATATGACATTGGTTGATTATAATAGTTACTTGAAGGATAACTAACATATACTGACCAATTATAAGTACCTGCACTTTTGCTTTGAAATTGGACATGGTTAGGTATTGAACTCGTTCTATAAAATGTAAATTCATCATATTGAGGGTATCCCCTCCATGCAGTAGGTCCTGGACTCGTAACTTGTGCCGCGGTTAACTCATTAGTATAATACAAGTAATTTGCGAATGGTTGGTAAGATGTTAAACCCGTAACACTATTATTAACCAAATTTGTTATCTTACCCGATATTCTAAATTTTGTTGATATTTGTCTTTCATGGTTAAACCTTTCCTCTAAATTTAATAAGACATTTCTATCCCCTTCTATCTTTTGTTTATTTGCACCATGTAACGGTACTTGAATAAACAAATCAGTGTCAGGAGAACCAACATACCTATCTGAACCTCTTACAATTCTAATATTATCGTTATTTTTTTGATTAGACATTATCCTACTATTGTTAAATATTTAGTAATAAATTTATTCATAGCACTTTTACCTCTTTTTAAACCGAAGTAAAAATAGAATGGTGACCCTACACGATATTTAGGGTTATTTGTCGGAATTATACTCACATCATCGTTATCACTATAAAGATACCCTGTACCTTCAAAAGATGGTGATTTAGGGTAATCCCCTCCCGTACCTAACGTATCGTTTTGGTAATTAACCTCAATAATTCCATTACCTGTAGTATCCCAACCATTTTCTTGATTACCAAATAAGTTTGAAGTATTGTTTACATTCCACCGATAAGATGGGACCATTTGCGAATTAGGGTATCCAAATTTATTAGATAATGTAGGTGAAAATTGTGTGACACCAGGACCTATAATTTTTCTATTTTCAGTATTTGCGGTAAACCATATACCCATCAGAGCATCACCACCAACTGAACCCACAAAAATATCATCCGCATAGTTATTATCAATATAAGGAATAACACCTAACTCAGAATTTATAGACACCATTTGAACATAGTCAGCATCCATTCTAGCATCGGTAAATCTATTACCAAAACCACTTTGTCTTGAGAACGATGCAGAAACTGTATCATCACCTAAGTTAAATAATTTCTCTAAAAAACCTCTATTAACTAATCTACTAATGATAAATAAGTTTAGTATCCCTGACATATCTTGATATGATGTACTTTTTAACTCACTCATAACATAAGACTCAAACTCAGGACTTAACATAATTTCTTTTAAAAAGTCTGTCTTAGGTCCTAAATCCATAATTGTCGTAGGGAAAAATAATTGTCTATCATTTTTACCCGGATATAAAGTATTTAAATCCAACCCCGTAAATTGTCCGTTATAATAAGGTGTTGAACGATAATAAAAGGAATTACTATCAGTATTAAAATAAATAGGACCTTTAAATTCTCGATTTTGAAAAAACATTCCGAATTTACTTTGTCCTGGGTCTCCACAAAATTTATATCTTCTAACCTGATTATTACCATCAAAAAATGTTCTTTTTTGAAATGATGGCATATATAAATTACCATTAACCCAATTATTTTGAAAAACTTGTCCGAAAACTCCTCTACACGCAGCAAAAACATACCTAAATCTCGCTTTCCATTCGGTAAAGTTTTTAATATCTTTAGGTATCGTTTTAATATACTTAGGTTTTATTAAGAAATAACAACCTCCAGTCATATCTTCATCATTACAGTCAGGATTACTAGTGTTAATTCCAAAGGTAGTACCCTCACCATCATAACAATTTAATGGGACCATACCATTACAAGTAAAACTATCCAAAACACCTGAGAGTTGAGGATTTATACCTCCATCCGCCATATCCTGACCCGCCGATGAACCGTCAGTAGCAATTGATGTCTGTCCCGGAGGTTGAGACTGAGCACCATCATCACTAATTTCAAAAATCTTGAAATCTTCACTTAAGTGAAAGACAAAGTTTTGAATACCGGTATAATTAGGCGCATAACCTTTATCAACTCCACTAGAGCGAGGTAATCTATCACTTCTAAAAACTATCGGTTGATTAGTAGAACTATTAACATTAATTAAAGTAGTTGTCGGGTTTGGAGATAAATCACCATAGGTTGTTGACACCGTAAAAACGTCAACACTATTATCAATTATGCTATGATAAGTCTTTTTAACGTATTGGTATGTCGAACCCTCAATCCTATCTTGGATAGTGGATGCATCTATTACAAATTTATTATCATTGTTGGTTACAACACCATTGGATTTAGGTAATAAATTTGTAATTGACTTATCAATAGATGAATACCTTTTTATTGCACTAGTGGTGAATGCGGTAAATTTAGTTTCATCGACTTTATACAAAAAAGAATTATGAAATAATGGTGACATATTTGAAGAATTATTAGTATTACTAATCCAATCACCCCCACTACGACAAAAGTGTGGTGATGGGGTCATAACATCTTCTCTCCAAATATTTGAACCTGAACATATAGAATTACCTCCATTATGTTGAATAGGTACGTTTAAGTAGTATTCACCTGACACTGTAGAGGTGCCGTAGTTTTGACCAAATAATTTTGATAAGTCATATCGTATTTCTTGTTTTGGTGAATGTGGGTCCACACCTCTATTCATTATGACCATAACCAAATTACGATAATTACTATATTGTTTCAAAGTATTAAGGTTATTAATACCTGTAAATAGGTCATGTCCACAATTAAATAGTGTTATTTTACCTATCAAATATTTCCACAAAATTGATTTAGTTGTGTATGGCGCAGTAGACCCCGTAATGGTATCAATAATATTACCCATAGTTGTGGCACTTATGACTTGGAAATACTCAACACCTGATTCAAATCTATAATCTTGTTCAAGTATCACCTCATTATAAAGCTGTAGATTTACAGATTGTGGGTTACCTCCGTTTGGTGGTTGATAACTAATCGTTGATGGGATATATGAGGTACTATTGTGTGAAACCGTACCTGTTATAGATTGAGTACCATACTGATTAAGTGTTGCACCTGTAACGTTAGGGTCATTAATTCCGTTTAAATCTTCAAACGTCAACAACTGACCAGGATTATACTGATTACCCGATTCAAGTACCATTATTAATGGTAAATCTTCAAATTGATTAACACCTGACGATGGGGTATTGTAGGTTGCGGACGGAAGTTGAGAGTTCACTATTTGAGTCCTAATAATATTAGGAGTGTTAGTATCAAAATACCGACTTCTTTGGTTTATTAAGTTTAATGATTGAGCCAAAGATATAGTATTTGTTGCCCTAAAATGGTTCTTATTAAGAGTATTACCATTAGTATTAAAATATAAAGGTGTTTTATACCATTTAAGACTTAATCTAGTATTAAGACTGTCATTAATCGCTTTAGGTTTCCAACCTCCAAGTGCATAACCATAAGATAAATCATAAAACTCAGGATTTTCAGTTTTACAAGTCTCACCAGCATCCCATGGGATTAACTCAGTAAATGACGCTAGTGTTGAATTTTTAGTGTCTTGAGCAAATGTTTGTGAATCAGTATAGTCATTACCATCATCAGGATTTTCAGTGTTGGTACAAGGACATGCCTCACAATCAGGATATGACATCATAGGTAGTGGTAAATTACTAGCAGGGAAAGGACCTAATTCGTCTATTTTTTTATCATCGCAATCAGATTTATCTAATTTTTTAGATAAAAATGCAACCACTTGACATATCTTACCGTAAATAAAATTAACTATAGGTATTATTATCTTGTTTATAAGCCACCTAACAATTTCATAAATAAACGCCGCAATATGTGCAACAATTATCAATATATAAATAATAGGACTTAATATGGTTAAAAGTAACTGTACTATAAAGTTTATAAAATCAAAATTCCTAATCGCTTCATTGATTGGGAATCTATTGTTTTCAGATTGACAAGCCTTATCGGTTATCTCTTTAATCCCTAAATGTGATGCTCTATTAAAACCCCATTTAAATCTATCTATATGTGATGCAACGGTATAAACTTTATTATAATTAAATTGATAAAAAGTATCTTCACATTTAATAGCCTCAGACTTATCAAAATAATCGTTCCAGTCTAAAGAGAATGAATACGATTTATTAAATGAGTCTTCAGGTAAACTAGAGTACGCTCCACTGGTAGGTGAAGTATTCCAATGTTCTTTTACGTTCGGTATAAGATAGTTCGCTCTCATTATTGAATCGTCCAAACCACCTTCGTTCATCCATTTTATTTTAAACCTATACTTAGATTTAGTTGGAATACCTATCGTTGGGTCAGGAGAATTAACCCTTTCACCAAATTCATTAGTAATAACATAATCTAAATTCATCGGCATTTCAGTCAACCAAGCACCATTATCATCAATGATATTACCACCATCTTCTAATTTATATTCTTCGAGAACGGGGTCACCATTAACGTCTTCTAAAATTGTTTGTCTAATAGCCAATACCTGTCCAGGACCTGCAGTTAAATCACATAAATTACCAACATCTTTTTTAGGTCTACAACTAGCCTTCAAATAATCGTCTTCGCTTGAGGACATGATAGAACCCATAAACACACAGTGTGGTGTAATCTCAATACCTTGTTCCCTTAAATCAAAGTCAGCTCTAGTAATACCAACATCACAGGTCTCGCTAGCACCCCAAAAGGATGACACGTCAATGTCTTTAACTTCATGAACTATTTGAGGTAAAGAGTCAATATTTTCAGAATCCTTAAATAATTGACCATTAAATTGTGATGGTACTCCCATTCCCATTCTGATTAAGTCAGATGGTCTTAATGAAAATTCACCCATATTTGATAGGTCTAAATCCATTACTAATTTTTGAGCACCTAAAGGTACACCGACAATCATAAAATCACCCGAATCATTTGTCCTTACTGAATATTTGTAATATTTGTCGTAAACATGAAGTACTTCTTTTCTTGTCAATACATCCTCAATATCGGGAAAAGTACCCGTGGCATTATGACCATAATACTCATCTCTATACGGTAATAAGTTATAACGATACCCATCCTCATTTTTACCTTCAGGTGTTTTATACGGATATAATGTCGATATTACAGGGTCATTTTCATCAATTTGGTCAATAGGTACAAAGATAGAGATATGTGCATTTGGTACTCCAAAACCACCATTAGCGATTACACGACCAACAACCACACCGTAATCTGCACAGAATTGTGTATATAAATCTTCTTGTCTTAACTTTAAAGATAATATTTCTAAAGAATCAAAGTCTTGGTCGATTCTTATGTTGATATCTTTATCGACACCGGGTTCAGTTCTTATTCTGATAGATTTTGGCATAATTAGTTTTTAAGATAAATAGTTATTCATCTTAATTTTAATTTGTTTTTGAAAAAAGTATATGGATGTGATTTATGTGAAATCTACATTTTTAAGTGACTTAGCTCGAACCTTAATGTCTAACTCAGGAAAACGTATCTGATAAACCTGATTTGGTTGGGCAAAAATTGTATCATCAATCAATTGAATTTCTTTGGTTTCTGAGTCAGAATATCTTTGTGAGGTTTGAGAACTTGAGTATCTACCTCCAACCTTATTAATTACTTTTAACTCTGATAAACTTATAACCCCCGGAATATCCTGAACAATTCTTCTAATATCAGAAATATTTACATTATTACCCAATTGTTGTGTTTGTGGTGAAAAATAACTATCAACTGAATTGACAATATTTGTAATTACTTGACCTTGGTTTTCAGTAGAATCCATCACTACCGAAAATTCAAACTCTAAATCAATCACCTTAGCATTCGTAACTGAAATATAATCATTTATCATCCTATAATGTGATAAATAATTTGCAATATTTTGTTTTAAAGTATTTGACACTGACTCAGTTAACTTACCTTGAGTGTCGTAAGATAACATCTCAATTTTAATCTTATTGTCTTCTTCAGTTATAGATGCCTTTGCCGGTGCTCCAAATCTACTTGGCATAGTCCTAACTAAAGAATTGTAATCGTTCACCGTTACAGCCCTCTTTTGAGCTGCAAAGTTAAATGATACCATATTTCTAACTTCCTCAACCGTAGGTAAATCACCTCCACCAATAGCAGCAGTAACATTAGTGGTTCTTAAACTCTCCCTCACATTTTGATTTATAGTGTTAGAAGGACCATTTATTTCAAAATTAGTAGTACCAAATTGAGTTATACTATTAACCCCTACATTCGAGGCTTTACCCCCACCTATTCGATATTGTACGAATAACGTAGTATTAGGTTTAACTGTTAAACCTAAGGCAATATTGTTTTGATAGTCTTGTATTCTTAAAGGAACACCTGTTCTCGCAAACTGCTCTAACTGTTCCTCAGCTGAAGTAGTAGCACTACCAAAAGTTAATTTACAATAACCTTCAGGTGTATACTCAGATACAAATCTATTTTCTGTTTCAATATATTTACCAACTTTAATTCCTGGTTGGTCAGACGGCTTAGTCGGGTCTTCAATAAAAATTTTAGACTCAGCCAATGCATCTACCTCATACCATTTATTAGTTGAGTCGGTAAACTCTCCATATGTTGGAGGTGATTGATAATTCACACCGTCTTTCTGAATAACAGATGTAATACTAATAACATTTTTTTCAGGTAAGAAAAATTCATAAAAAGGTCTTACATCTCCGTTATTAATCACCTTTTTAAATGTTTTAGTTAACCCATTAACTACTACTTCTCTTTTAGTTATAGTATAATTAATAAGGTTATTGTTAGAGTCAAAATTAGGTATTTTAGTTCTATTAGGAAACCCTTCACTATTGTATTGGGTACTGAAATCAATATCATTTGGATTTTCAAATGCTTGTCCACCACCTATAAATTGAGACCCCGCTCTCATCACTCCCAAATATCTTTCATCTTCTTGGTCCCCTAATGCAGGTACTGTAATTGACACATCAACCAATGCAATTGACGGTCTATTACCCGGTATTTTAAGACCGTAAGTTCTGGCTATATTATATATTGAAGATTTTTGTTGAGCGTATTGTAGAACCGTTTCTTGAATACTACGGTCCATGTGGTAATGTAAATTATCACCAATCGCAGCATTTAAATCCATGAACACCGAATAAATCGACGCATCATTAAAGTTACCTACTAAGTCAGGATAATACTGTTGAGTGTAATTTATTAATTCCTGTCTTAAAGATTGAAAATCTCTATCTGTGTATGATATTTTACGATTAGCCATATACTATTAAATATTAATTATTACAAAATCTTTTGATTCAAATGTACCCGACTGTATCGTGTAATCGATTCTAAGTTTTGCGGTGTATTCTTCAGTCCCTCTACCTGCAATTTTAAATACCTGACCACCTAATTCTTCATAATTTATTTCACCAGGTAAAGGTTCAGATTCCAAATATGGTTCTATTGTTATGTCATTTATTTGTAAGTTAGGGATATATTTATCCACAGCTTGTCTAACATCGGCTTTAATCGAGTCGAACGTTGGACCATCCATAGGTTCAAATATGAACTCATATATTCTTGTTCCAAAATCAGGTAAATAGTACCTACTACCCTTACGTGTAAGGATTAAATGTAATAAGTCTGCCCTAATTTCTTCATCAGTTGTTTGTGTCAATCTAAGGTAGTCTCCTCTCGGACTATCCCTAAATGGGAAAAATACACCGTATGTTTTACCGTCTGCCATATTTCATAAATATAATGACACATAATTTTATCTAAACTATATAATAAAAAAGGTCAGACAACGTCTGACCTTTTCCTTCCTTAACCTAATAAGATATTACGAGTTTTCGTTTCTTATAATCTTGTTGTTACCCTTCACACGCAACACATTGTAAATCATTTAACCCTAATTTCTTTCTTGCGAAAGCCTGAGCCGAGTTCATTGAGTGTTGGTAATAAAGTGTTTTAACCCCTAATTGCCATGCATCTATAAGTAGTTTATTAACATCCTTTGTCGGCATATCAGGTGAAATCATTAAATTCAATGATTGTGATTGGTCAATAAAGTCTTGCCTAATAGCCGCTTGATTAATGATAGTTGCTTGGTTTATTTCCGCAAATGTCCTAAAGATTTCTCTTTGTTCATCTGTTAAAAAGTCTAAATGTTGAACTGAACCATCATTTTGTTTAATACTGTTCCAAACCTCTTTGGTGTCTTGTCCTAACTCTTTAAGTAGTTTTTCTAAGATTGGGTTCTTAATAGTAACTTTCATCTTAGCAACATCTTTTACATAACAATTTGACCATATTGGTTCGATTGATTGTGAAACTTGTCCCAAAATAAATGCTGATGAAGTTGTAGGTGCGATAGCGTTCAATGTTACATTTCTTCTACCATATCCCTTTAGGTATTCAGGTTCACCGAACATCTTAGCCAACTCTTCTGAAGCCTCGTAAGATTTAGTTTTGATTAGTTTGAATACTTCAACATTCATCTTTGCAGCTTCTCTACTATCAAATGGTAACCCTTTTGATTGTAGGAAAGTATGCCACCCTAAAACACCTAAACCTAACGCTCTTTGTCTCTTAGCGAAGTTATATGCTTTCTCTAAATAAAAGAATGCTCTCTGACCCTCAATCGTACCGTTATCTCTAAATTCCTCAATTTTATGTAGAAATTCAGTAACCACCGCATCTAAAAACATAGTCATAGTTTCCACAGCATCAGTATCTTTCCACTCATCATAATGAAGAACGTTCATCGATGATAAAACACATACAAACGATTCTTCTTCTGAATTATGAAGTGCAATTTCAGAACATAGGTTTGAGTTATAAATTTTAGCCCCTTTATCACGATAAACCTCAGGTGATTTATTATTCATAGTATCATGGAACATAATATATGGGTACCCTATTTCACCTCTTCTCTGAATCACTTTAGCCCAAATTGCTCTTTTTTCATCATCACCCGCAATCATTTCTTCCATGAATTTATCAGTCACGGTTACCGCATGTGTTAAATCTTGAATAGATGCACCTTCAGTACCAATTTCTAAAAACTCCATAATGTCAGGATGTTCAACAGGTAAGTACGGTGAAAATCGACCTCTACGTGTCGAACCTTGTGAAATATTATCCACCACACTTTGAAAAAGATTCATGAAATGGACCGCCCCTGGTGCGTGTCCGTTGTCAGTAACTTCAGCACCTCTTCCTCGAATATTACCAAAATATCCTGAGGTACCTCCACCCATCTTACTCATCTCACCAACCTCTGCTTGTGTTAATAAAATTGATTCAATGTTATCACCAATATTTGAACCAAAACAACTCACGGGTAATCCTCTTTTTTTACCAAAGTTAGCCCAAACAGGTGAAGACAAAGAATACCAACCTTTACCCATATAATCATAAAACTTGTCAGCAAATCCTTCTATCCCTAAAAGTTTTTCCGCGTGTTCTGCAATTGTTCTAACTCTCTCTAAAGGTTCTTCACCTTCACTCAAATACCCTCTACGAAGAAATGTTAATGACTCTTCGTTAATCCAATCAAAAGGTTTTCTATCTTTCATATTATTTTTATATTTTTTGTTTTGTTTTAAAATAAATCGTTTGACGTAATCGATTTTTGTTTTTTACTGTAATTAATACTTCTCTTATTAAAGAAATCGGTATGCTTTGTGGTTAAGATTTCATCGTCAAACCACTCAGTCGTCTCTAATAAGGATTCATCAGTATCAAAAATACCTTCGATACCAATAGATTTTAAAGACCTATTAAATCTGTCCTTAATAAACTCCATAACTTGTTCTTTAGTTAAGAAATCTAAGTCACCTTTTTCAAAAATCCATTCAACAATCTCGGTTTCCGCTCCATAAGCTTCCATAGTCGAATCAATTAAATCCTCAACTAACTGGTCTGTCCACCAATCAGGATTTTCACTCTTAATTAAATTTACCAAATCAAACCCGAATTCCGCATGAATGTTTTCTTCTTTTGATGTTGCTTCAACAGCGTTACTGATACCTTTTAATACATTCTTATGTTTGTTGAATGACATAATAACTAAAAATTGTGAAAACAACGACACATTTTCAACGAACATTGAAAATAATACCACTGACTCGAAATATTCTTTATCTTCAACAGATTTAGAATTCACGATAGATTTTTCTAAGTACTTAATTCTTCTTCTAATTGCCGGTACCTCCAATAAGTTTTCAAACTCACCATTCAAACCTAAAAGTTGTATTAAGTGTGAGTAAGCGTCCGCATGTCTAACTTCAGATTCTGCGAATGTAGCACCCACATTACCAATTTCAGGTTTCGGCATTCTTTTATATATGTCCCCCCAAAATGATTTAACCGCAACTTCAATTTGTGATATTGCCAACATAGCCCTTTCAACCGCAGTTTTTTCCTTCTCATTCATATGTACTTTATAATCCTGAATATCTGAAGTAAAATTAAATTCAGTATGTACCCAATATGAATGTCTAATAGCATCCACATAATCATTTAAATTAGGATACTCATAGGGTTTTAAATTCACTCTTTTAGAAAAAATGTTT